CATACATTCTAGCACGTACATCTTGGTCAGTCATTTCTTTAAAATATCTTTGATTAGTGATCCATGCAAATATAACGCAACACATAACTAAATCATCATTAGAACCTTCTTCAGCCTGCCAACCACTGCCACGTCTTACAAATGTTGATAGCTCTTGTATTGTATGAAAGTCATTTATTAATATCTTATCGCCTTCAAGTAAACTTTTTAAGTTAGAACAACCTATACGTTTTACTTGTTTAGTCATACGTACACCTAATTGCGTACCTCTTTTACTGAAACCACCACCTAATATCTGACCTGCTCTACCTTTCATCATACACATTAATAAGTTTGTGTATTCTAATTCAAACTGTAAAGCGTCTGCTATTTGATGTCCTAGATCATTTACCTCAACACATATATGAGCATTGTTATATGCTCTTGCAACTTTCTCAATAGTATGAGGAAACAATATAGGTTTAATTTCGTTATCTCTAAATTTTGCAACCAACTTATATGGCATTTGTGTTACATCAAATACAGTAAAGGCAGAATAATCTCTTACAGTACCACGTGCTACGTCAACTGTCATAACATAATCTTTACCTTTTTCTGCTCTTTCGTACATATCTAAACCTTCGTTAGATACTAGTGGTGTATTGTGTGATAAGTTTCGTAATTTAGATGGATTGATTAATGTATCTACTGAACCTACAAACTCACACTCAAACTCGGTAGCAAATTGTGCCTCACTTGTGTTTCTAATTGTTTCTTCTTTCCACTTATCATCTCTACCAGGTACCTCTGACCAATGTACTTCAATAGGTTTATAATCGTTTCTTCCATGTATTGAGTCATTCCACAATTTGTAAAACATATTCATTCCATGTGGTGTAGATACAATCATAACTTTAGAAGATTTACCAGAAGAAATTGTAGGATAAACTGAACTAAAAAATTGCTCAGATATATTATTAGGTATAAAAGCAAACTCATCAAGGAATATGATGTTAAATGAACCACCTCGAATAGCACTTGAAGATGTTGCAGCTGCAAGTATTTTACTGCCGTTTTCTAATTCTAAAGAACCTTTGTTCCAGTTTAATACACCTTGTTGTAACCATTTAGGTAGATTTTCATATGCAAGTTGAAGTCTACCTAATAAATCTCTAGCAGTAGAACTTTTGTTTGCAAGTATGGCCACATTAATATTATCATTAAAGATTACTTGATGTAATAGATATGCAATAATAGTAGTTGATTTACCTGACTGTCTTGGTAACTTACAAATAGAAAAACGATTATTATGGAATGTCTTAACCATTTTTTCCTGAAACCCGTACATATTAAAAGGTACTAGACCTTCATCAATATTTACAATTCTAGTATATGTTTTTATAAAGTGTATAGGATCATCCATGCACTTTGCAATCTCTCTTACTTGATCTTCGGTGTAACTTTGTTGTAGATTTGCTTTATATAGGTTAGGGTTACCTAGATATGCTTCAGTCATCAGGATTTACCTTTTTAAAATCTTTATCTTCTTCACTTTGCACGTCTTTATTTTTGTTCTTTAACATTTTATGTAATTCTGCTGAAGAACCTACAAATAATGCTTGTTTAATATTTGTACTTGTTTTATTAGGTACGTCTTTAAGTGTTTTAAGTTTGCCTTGTAAGTCTTGTAATTTGTCAACTGTATCAGCAACTTGTTTAATTAAGTTACCTGCAACTTCGTATGCTCTAGGGTGTTGACTTTCGTTGGCAATATCAAGTATACCTTGTATTGCGTCTTGTCCTCGTTCTATAAGATTGTAATAATTTTCTCTACTGTACTTATAGTCGTTATCAATATCTTCTTTATTTTTATCTTCTAACCTAGGTACAGGAGGTGTATATTCTTTTTTGACAACAGCTTTAGTTAGTATTTTCTCGTTAGAGATACCAAGAGCCTCGTTTATTTTTTCATCTATAGTCATAATTAATAATTCGTTATAGTTGTTGTAAATCCAAAATCATCATCAGCGTCAGCAGTTGTCGGATTAGGAACTACAACAATTCTTTCTTCTTTTTCTGCACTAGTGCCTGTGTCGTTATATAAATCTGTTTGAGCAGTTTTAATAACTTTACTAGAATATATAGGGCCATATAGATAAGTTTTTGCTGTAAAGTTTAATGTATAGTTTACAGCTCTTCTTTGTGTAAATGAACCATCATATGTATCCTGATAATCAACACTATTTAGTGTTATTGGTACATCTCTTTTTATACCCATACTTGGTATTGCATTTACTGTAACTGTATAGTCTGGTTGAAAGTATGGTAGTATTTGTTCTATAATACATAGACCATCTTCAGCAGTTGCTGTAAATGAATATAAGTTAAATGACAAATTGTAAGGTACAGGATTGTATTGATAATATTGTTTAGTTGCGTCTGAAGTATTTACATTTTTAAACTTACCAACTCTTTGTAACTTACGAGATGAGTCATAAGACAAACCAGCAATTTCAAAACCCATACGAGGTAGTGACATTGCCATTTCTCTTTGATCTAAATTAGGTTGTTGTTCTAATCTTGTTAAAAACTTTTCTTTAGGCGAATACGATAGAGGTACTTTTAATCTTTGTATTGTACCACCGTCACCATCTTTTCTTACAATGACAATGTTATTGAATATTGTACCAAATGATACAACAATCTTTCTTAATGATTCGTGGTAGAATTGTTTTCCAAACATTATGTTTCATCAACCTCTCCGAAAGGGTTTCTTTCTGTAAAGTCTAGTATATCATCACCTGTACTAGCAGTATCAAACCCAGCGTCAGCGTTGTACGTGGCGTTGTCAGCGTAATCTCTAGTTTGTGTTGCAAGATTTATATCTTCGTGTGTTTCTGCCAATAAGAAGTTTATAGTGTTTAATGTAGTATCAGAATCCTCTAACATGATACCACCACCATCTTCTAATGTTAATTGATGTTGTAATTGATCTATAGATAATCTATCTTCAGCAACATCAATTTCTGATCTGCCTGTATCAATTTTCTCACTAGAATATTCAAATCTAGTTGTTCTTAATTTATAGACAGGTAAGTTACCTAATTGAAAGAATGGTTCCTGATCTTCTACGAATTGTATCTCAAAAAAACTATTCATCAAAGGCACATAAATTAAATCACCTTCGTTAGGTCTACCATCTACTATACTATTTGCATTATTATCAACTTGATTTTGCCATCTTCTTTTTGCAATGACAAATGTTGTATCTTCTCTAATTTCTAAACCAAATTTAGATACTAATTCTTGTTCGCCACCAAAACCTTCAGCAGTTTCCATGTACATCTCAATCATGTAAGATTGGTCAAATTTAGATAGAGTATCTTCTCCTAAAACTAAATCTTTGTTGACTAATGTTCTTGGTAAGTAAAAATTATCTAGGCCGTATATCTTTAGGCCTTCTATAATTAAATCTTCGTGTAATTTTTTTTCAGAGTCGTTTCCGATTCCGTTGCCACCTTGGAAATAATGATTAATTGGCATGGCATTATCCTATCATGTAAGTTATAGGCGTTTCGTATGTGCCTCTTATTTCTTCTTCTAATTTTTGTATATCCTGTAGTGCTTCTGAAAATATTTGTTGACCGTTAAGTGTAACACCACCTAACATTGCAACACCATTAAATTTAGATAAGTTAGAACCCCATTGTTTTTTAAGTAATGCAGTAACATATCTTTTTAAGTATATGTCGTTATAAACGTCTGTCATAACGGTAGGGTCTAGTTTTCTAAAACACTCAATAACAAGATACTCTCCTACAGATATGTCATGTTTCCAATCCATATCTACAAATAGTTTATTATTATATTGATTAAATCTAATAGGTTTTTCACCAACTAATATGTGATCTAACATATCTAAATTTTTCATTACCATTTCATAATGAATAACTGAAGAAGATGTAAAATCATATAAATCATTTAATCTTAATTGGTATCTAACATCAAACATATTTTGATTACCCCTATTTGAAAGAGGAAATATTCTTGTAACTGCTAATACAGCTTCTGGCACTACTATGAAATTATTTTGTTCAGTCCACGCAGTAGTTACAGAATTTTTAGTTACACTTGAAGACGTATCTCCATCAGGAGATTTAATTCTATCTACATCTGCTTGAGTGACTTGATATTTTAGATATGTTCTTTCAACACCATCATAGTGA